TAAGCCATGACTATACTGTATAGTCAGGGCTCTGTACTAGTACAACCTACAGGTTGTACTAGTCTGTACACGTTTTGTTCTAGAGGGGGAGGGGGTCGACCCGGAAAGTGGGTACACCCCACGGTTGTGGGGCCCCACAAAAATTTACACCAGCGCCGTTTTCAACTCGTTCTCGGTTTGTTCTAATGGCCTACACGGTGCAGGTGAATTCAAGCGCCATACAGTCGGCCTCATACGATGTCGTCAGTCAGGTGATGACCGTCAATTTCACCGACGGCAGCGAATATTCCTACGACGGGGTGCCGCCCAACGTGTTCGACGACTTCAGTGGGTCTTCGAGCCCCGGATCGTATTTCAACCAGCACATCCGGGGCTCCTATGGCTACAGCTAACCAGCAAAGGGTGATCATTGGCTTCAAACCCCAGCCGGGCCCACAGGTGGCTTTTCTTCGCGCCCCTTTCGATATTGTTGTCTACGGGGGTGCCCGAGGCGGCGGTAAATCCTTCGCGTCACTTGGAGAATTCTGGCTTCACGGAGAGAAGCATGGACCCGCAGCCAGAGGGCTCATGGTCAGAAAGACACGCGAAGACCTTAAGGACACGATTGAAACCGCACAGCAGATGTATGGCAGTGCGGCGGTATGGAATGACCAGAAGAAGTTCTTCCGTTTTTCCGGGGGAGCGATGCTCAACATGGCTTATCTTGAGACTGATCAGGACGCGCAGAATTATCAGGGATGGAGCCTCACCCGTGTGTACGTCGAGGAGCTTACCCAGTACGCGGACAGTAGACCTATATTTAAGCTGCTCGCCACCTTGAGGAGCGCGGTGCCGAATATCAAGTGCCAGTTCAGGGCGACCTGCAATCCCGGCGGCCCCGGCCACCACTGGGTCAAGCAGTGGATCATAGACAAGGGCGCGATGACGCCCTACACCGATCCCGACAATGGTTTGACCCGCGTCTTCATTCCGGCAAAGCTCAGTGACAACCCCGCCCTTACAAGGAACGACCCCAACTATATTAACCGGCTTCGAGCCAGCGGGTCTCCCGAACTCGTTCGCGCTTGGCTTGAGGGTGACTGGGACGTCATTGAGGGTGCGTTCTTTCCCGAGTTCGACAGGAAACGCCACGTCGTCTCGGCCTTCCCTATTCCGAAGGACTGGATCAGGTTCAGATCGATGGACTGGGGCTCTGCGAAGCCTTTTTCGGTAGGATGGTGGGCGCATGTCCAAGACGATTATGTCACCCCGAGCGAGCGTCGCCTCCTTCCGCGTGGCGCTATTGTGCGCTACCGCGAATGGTATGGCGCTGCCGGACCTGATCAGGGTCTTAAGCTCCCAGCCGAAATGGTTGCGGGCGGCATCAAGGCGCGTGAACAGGACGAGGACATCGCCTATGGCGTCCTCGACCCAGCCGCTTTCGCAGTTGTTTCTGGACCTTCCATTGGAGAGACCCTCGGCAGGGGCGGAGCGCACTTCAGACGTGCCGACAACACCCGCACTGGACGCGATAAGCGGATGGGCGGGTGGGACCAGCTACGAGCCCGACTGAGGGGCGACGGGGATGGAAACCCGATGATCTTCTTTTTCGAGGGGTGCCGTGATACGTTGCGGACGCTTCCGATGATGCAGCACTCCGAGACCAACCCGGAAGACTTGGATACCGACAGCGAGGATCACGCCGTGGACGAGGTCCGATACGCCTGCATGTCGCGGCCGTTCCGGTCGACGAGCGGGTTGGATATCGTCCACGAGGATCGCAACCCGTTTCGCGTTTCCAACGCCTTCAAGTTCGAGGATTTGTAGATGGACCCTCGCGGAGCCCTCGCCAAACTTTTCCTCGCAGGCCGCTCCCCAGAGGAGCAGGCAGCCCGAATGGCGCGGCAACGCCAGCAGTCCGGCCTCGGTGGAGCCCCCGGCGGTGCCGCCATCGACCCGATCATCACCGGAGCCTCCGGGCCCGGCGGCGGAGCCCCGGTGCCGACCCCGCGCCCCAGCCAGTTCAGCCTGCCGCAGCAGGCTCCCATCCCGACGCCGAGCCCCGGCATGTTCCCGCCCGATCTCGCCGTGAGCCCGCCCCATCCCGCCGATCCGATGGCGGCGAGCGCACCGACCAATGCCACCCTGCCGTTCGTGCCGGGATCGTCGAGGATGCCGCCTGATCTTGGCGTATCCCCCCTGATGCCGCCCGATCCGATGGCCGCAAGCGCCCCCACCAACAACCCGCCGCCGCTGCCGGAGATCGCACCGAGCCCGCCAAGGCCCCGCGACCCGATGGCGGCCAGCGCCCCCACCGAAATCGGGGCCTACGAAGCCCAAAAGCAGTTCCGGCTGCCGAAGAAGAAGTCGCGGAAAGAGCAGACCAAGGACGCCAGCGACAAGTTCAAGAAGAAGCTTGGCCCCAGACAGTTTGGACTGGGCTAGATGGCCTCCCCGCTCGACCAGCCAGTCGTCGCGCCGACCATCAGCGCCGAGGGCGGCAAGCCCGAAGTCCCCCCGGTGGTGCCGACCGAGCCCGCCGACGAGGAGGCCGAGGTCGATAAGGCCTATTGGGAGAGGTGCCTCGCCGACGCCGAGCGCGCCGAGCATGACTTCAGGCAGCGCGGGCGCGAGATCATCAAGATTTACCGGAACGACGGCAGTCAGGTTCCCTACACCGGGAACAAGCGCAAGAACGACAGCATAGTCTTCAATATACTTTTCTCCAATACCGAAGTCATGCTGCCGAATATCTACGCTATACCGCCGACGCCAGTAGTAAGGTCCCGCTTCGTCAAGAAGTCGGCACCGCCCATCCCGATGCCCCCTCCGATGCCGCCCCCCAGTCCTTCTGGCATGGCACCGGACATGGGTATGCCCCCGCCGGGCGGACCACCCTCCGGTCCCGGCGGGGTGCCGGGGATGGAAACCGGAATGGCCATGCAGGGCGGCGGTGGACCCCCCGGCATGGTTCCGCCGCCGGGAGGGCCACCAGTTATGCCCGGCGGCGGGCTGCCTCCGCCCGGCCAAGCGATGCCGCCGGAGGAGAACACCGTCGACATCGGGATCAATCTGACCGGCCTGCCGCAGGAGCAGCCGCCGCCCCCACCGCCGCCCGAGCCGCCCCCTCCCCCGCAGATGATGCCGGGGGGCCCGGCACCCCTGCCGCCGGGACTGCCTAGTCAGGACGACATCGAAACGGCGGCTGCCGTCATGCAGAAGGCGTTGGAGATCGTTCTGGATGACGATGTCAGCCACGAAGCCGTCAAGGCGGCGGTGAAGGATGTACTGCTGCCCGGGCGCGGCACGTGCCGTGTAAGGTGGCATCCCCAATTGAAGTCACAGCCCGTGACGGACCCCGTCATGGGCGGCGGCCTCTCGCTCCCCGGCGAGCCTCCCCCCGCGCCGGGGGCGGAGCCCTTCACGGAACAGGTCAAGATATGGGAGACCGTCAGTGACGAGTACGTCTACTGGGAGGATATTCTATACGACCCTGTTCGTCAGTTCTCCGACGGGATGTGGGTCGGCTTCCGTCACCTTTTCGACAAGAAATCTCTCATGGCTGAGTTCGAGGACAGCCCCGAGCTTCAGCAGTTGGAGCAAGCCAACAAGCTGGGTGATGTCCTCAAGTGGACCGAAGAGAGTGCGGCGAAAAGCGTCGTCGGCGGCGGCGGTGCCATGAAGACCGCCGACAAGCTGGGCGATGTCATCAAAAAGGCCATGGTGTGGGAAATCTGGGACAAGGTAGAGCGGCGTGTCATCTGGTTCATACGGGAAGTTGAGGGTATTGTTCTACGTGTCGACGAAGACAGTCTGGGGCTCTCTAATTTCTTCCCCGTCCCCAAGCCCCTCTTGGCCGTCACCACGACGGACAGTATGCTTCCACGGCCATACTACGACCTCTACCGCCATCTTGCGACGGACCTTGATGAAATATCCCGACGCATTTCGGCGCTCACGGAGAAAATCAAGGTTCGGGGAGGCTACAACGCCGCCAACCGCGATATTGGAGCCCTACTGACCGCCGACGACGGCAAGATGCTGCCGATAGCGGGCGTCGACCTCATCAATGGCGGCCTGCAGAACCACATCTGGCTCGTCCCCATCGTCGAGTGGGTCAACGCGCTGAAGGAACTCTACCTCGCCCGCGAGCAGACCAAGAACGCCATCTACGAGGTGATGGGCATCTCCGACATCATGCGCGGCAACTCCAACCCGTACGAGACCGCCACGGCCCAGCGCATCAAGGGCACGATGGGCACCAACCGGCTGGAGGAGCACAAGAACGTCTGCGCCAACTTTGCCCGTGAGCTTCTTAGGATGAAGGCGGAGATCATCGCCAAGAACTTCGATGCCGACACTCTCACCCGCATGACCGGCGAGGAGGTAACACCTGCTGTCGAAGCCATCTTGAGAGATGACTTCCAACGCACGTGTACAATCGACATCGAGACGGACAGCACCGTCTCCGTCGACGAGGCCGTCGAGCAGGAGAGCAACGGCAAAATCCTGATGGCCATGCAGGGCGTCATGACCGGCGCTGCCGGGCTGTTGCAGACGGGTATCTTGCCGCCGCCGATGATCATCCAGTTCACCCTCGAACTGATCAAGATGATGATCCACCCGATCAGGAACAGCCGTGCCGTGACGGAGATGATCAACGATTTTCAGGAACAGCTACAGGCCCAGCTGATGGCACCTCCGCCGATGCTGCCACCGCCGGGTCCGGGCATGGGGGCAGGGCAGACACCTAGCGCCCCCATGCCGCCGCCTAACGGTGCCGGACCACCGATGCCGATGCCCCCGATGAATGGAGGACCGATGCAATGATTGGTCAACTCGTCTATCTGCTCATTATCTGCATCGTCATCGGGGTGGTCTGGTGGGTCGCGGATTGGCTGCCCGTGCCGGAGCCGCTCAACAAGCTGCTCAAGGTCGTGTCGATCCTCATCGGCGTGATCGCCATCATCTACGTGCTGCTGGCGCTCGCCGGGATGGGCGGCGGCTTGCCAAGACTGCAATGACCTTCCCCGAAGCCGGACAGGTCATCGAGGGCATGAAGGGCTCTCCGGCCCTTCTGGCGGTCCTTGTCCTGCAACTGGCGACGCTGGGCATGATATACTTCCTTTCCAGCGCCAACGCAGAGCGTGTACACCAGCGTGAAATGGCATTCATCGAGGCTTGTGGGACCAAATGATTGATCGCGGCATCTACTTCGACAGCGTCAGGGAAGACCTGTTCTCCGGCGGCCTCAGCCAGCAACAAGTAGATGGTCAGGAAGCCATCCTGACGTGCTGGGACACCTTCCGCGACGGCGGCGATCTTCGCTTCCTCGCCTACATGCTTGCGACGACCAAGCATGAGACCGCCTCGACCATGTACCCGATAGCCGAGTACGGAAAAGGTCAGGGCTCCGAATACGGCGAGACCGATCCCGAGACGGGCCAAGCCTATTACGGCAGGGGCTTTGTCCAGTTGACTTGGCGCGACAACTACCATCGCGCCGACGCCGAGATCGACGAGAAGTTCGGCATGGACCCCGGCATGGAATGGGACGCCGAGAACGCGCTTGTTCCCAAGTACGCGGCGGCGGTGATGTTCCTCGGCATGGAGGAGGGGTGGTTCCGCCAGCACAAGCTCGCGGACTACTTCAACGAAGAGGACGACAACCCCATCGAGGCCCGCGACATCATCAATGGTGACGTTTCCAAAAATGGGCCTATGATCGCCGACTACCACTACCTCTTCTTGGCGGCGCTTGAGAGCGCCTACAGCAAGGGACCGTACGTGCCGCAAGAGCCGAACCCGGAAGAGCCCGACAAACCGGAACACATGCCGAAAATCGAGGTCGGCGTGACCGTTCCAGCAGGGACAAACCTCGTCATCTACGTCAACGGAGAGCAAAAATGGCCGTAACCACCAAAGCCGAAGGCCCTGCAACCCAAGCCATCACCGCCGGGAC